TTTTTAACAGATGTTTCTTGTGGTTTTAACCAATTTGTATTTGTGGTTGTATTTGAATTTGTATTTGATTCTAGATTATTTCTATTTATTTGCTCAATGTCATAATTACGTTGTGCCATTACCTTTTTAATTTCTAATTCAAGCTCTGTAAGTGGCTCATCAATTTGGTCACTAAATTCTGGCTTTTCAGGGACTGGCAAAGACATCGCATTTGAAAATTCTTGTTTAATTGTATTAAATTTTTTATCAAATTGACTCATTCTGTCACTTTGTAAATCATCATGAGTTATTAATTCTTTTTCATAATGTTTTACTTGTTGCATTTGTTGTTGTGTCATTTGTTGTTGTGTCATTTGTTGTTGTTTTTGCGGGAAATTTTCATTTATATAATTAATGATTAATGAAATATATTTCTTATTGATTTCCATTAAATTACGAGATTTTTGCTTTTCATTATCAAAAAAACCTTTTAAGTTTGAGTTAAATATATTATTTGTTTTTATAATAACTTCTTGTGGTTTATATTTTAACACATCATCCATAATAACTTCCCATATTAATGAAATGTTTTGCTTTGTTAAAAAATCATTTATCGACAATTGTGAAGACATTTTATTTATATAAATAATATAATTGAGAATTATTTATATACTTTATATTCAAACGTTAATTTTATTTTTATATTTTATACTAACGACTCATTAAAATATACTTTGCGAAATTTTTGCATATATTTATCTTTTAAAATATGCGTTTTTAAATAATTTTCTGTAAATTTATCTTCCAACATATGAGAAATAAAAAACAGACTATATATTCCACATTCTGTATCACCATATTGATGTTCAACAGGGTGATTCTGGTCAAATTTAAACTCCATATTTAATTGTTTACTTTGTTTAATTATTCTCTTAACCAACACCATTACTTCTTTCGGAGCCTTATCACCATTACTATCAAAAAAGAATATTTTCCTCTTTTTAATATTAATAAACATTGAAATCCAGTGTTCACCTGATTTATCGTGAGGGTCTGTATTAAAAACAATACCAATTTTGTTTTTGCCAGTGTTAATATGGTCTGCTAAACTAAAATTACATAATTCATCCCATACACATTCGCCATACAACATTTTTTTATCAAAATCAATTGGTGTAGGTCCTATAAAATCAAAACATTTATATGCCTTTTCATATTGTTTCATTACGTTCATTATATCTACACTTGACAACCACTCATTTGGATTTTTCTTCCATTCTTTTGGTGATTCAGGCGCAAATGAATCAGTTAATTCATTTACAGTTTTATTATCCAAAAATTTTTGCTTTAACCAACAAGATTCTTTGTTACACGCTTTGCTCATATAGTTTGTTAAACTGCTATGTATTTCTTTTGGGTCGGTTGATGTTATTTCAACGTCTGGATGTCTTGCGTTCCATAAATCTCTCAATTTATATAAGTTTTTATCTGTATAACACGTAAAATCATTTATTTCGTTTTTATCTTTTGGGCTACAGTTCACCTTTTTTAGGGTTTTATTTTTATTTTTATTTTTTGTTTTTGTTTTCGTTTTCGATTTTGTCATCATTGTTATCATTTTTTTCTGTGTTTTCGGTTTTGTCATACATATTAGTGATATTTTTCTTTTTTTCAATATTTAAATTATCTTTATCCTTATCTTTTTCTTTTTCTTTAATACCTTTAACCTTCAAATTAGGGTCCCTTAAATTAATGTCTTTTTGTTGTGGCATTACCATTTGCTCTGGAGCTTTTGTGTATTTTTTTTTAACAAAATTGTCTAAAGATGGGTTTGTAATTTTTATTGAACGAAATAAAAGCAAATCAGCTTCGTCTTTTGTGTTTACATTGTTATCATCTAATTCTGTATTTAAATCTAAATTCAATGTGATTGATTCTGCTATATCTTTGTAATCTTCTTGAAGAATATCTGATTTATCAATTACTTTTAAAGAATGAATACATATATTTACAAAATTATCAAATGATTTTTGTACATCTGTGAATAAACGCGGTTCTATTTCGGTTTCTTGCGATGATAATAATTGCTTAATTATATTGTAAATTCTTTTTTTATAAAACTTCTTATCTTTTTTATTTACAGAGTTTGGTAATTTTATTGTATTATTTTTAACATATTTATTATATTGGTCTTTATTCATCAAACAATTTAATGTTACTTGGTTTATAAATTCTTCTGACATTATATATTTCAATTAAAATATATAATTTTATTGAACGTTTTTAATAATTTTATCTTTCATTTCAATTCAATTTGATTCAATTTGATTCAATTCGATTTGATTAAATCTATTTTTTGTAAAATTCTACTAACAAGTAGGTTTTTTATCTCCTAACTCTTTCAGTTGTGTTCTTGTTGAATTATTAAATGCTCCTGAACCTACAATATTTGAGTCTGGATTAGGATTAAAATTGCTAAACCTATCTTGTTGAAACAATAATGAATGTTGTTGTTGAACATTGTTATTTGGTTGAAATGAATATTGATATAAATCACTATTACTTGATGGAACATAAACTGATTGACTACACTTTTGTAAAGCATATATTTGGTTTCTTAATTCAGATTCAGTATTTACACTTGAAGAAAAACCTGACCAAGGGGAGCGTGTATTTCCAGGATTAAATGTTGTATGAGGGTTAAATACTGGTTGTTGAATCATAGGTACTTTTGCTTCTTTTCGTGGGTCAACAATCGGCAAAATAGAATACTTTGTCATTACAGGTCTTACATCTAAATATGGCTGAAGAACCTTCCCAGGAATGTTCCTATCATATATTCTTGTATTTGTTTGTTGATGTATTAATTTATTTGTATCAATTGCTGGTTGGTTACAATTACTCATTATATAATATATAATATGTTTATTTATTATATTAATTAAATTAACTATTAATTTTATTGATTTATTATTCTATTTTATTTACTAGTTTATTGAATGCTAGTTTATTGATTACTACTTTTAGTCTAATAATAAAATTATAATATTCAAAATTATATTAAAGATTATTATGAATATAAATTATACAAATATAAATGTGTGGAATCTTTACCTTACTAAATAATTCAAATGTACCTGATGATTTTGTTCAATCTCAAATTAAAAAAGGTGAAAATAGAGGCCCCGATAATTCTCAGCATCTAAAAATTTCCAATAATTTTACATTAGGTTTTCACAGATTAGCTATAAATGGCTTAAATGATGAATCTAATCAACCATTTAACATTGATAATATTATTTTAATTTGTAATGGTGAAATTTACAATTATAAAGAGTTGTATAAATTTATGAATGTTATTCCTAAAACTGATTCTGATTGTGAAGTTATTATTTATTTATACAGAAAATATGGAATCGAACATACTCTGAAAATGCTAGATGGTGTATTTGCGTTTATTTTATATGATGTATTAGAAAATAAGATTTTTGTCGCACGTGACCCTTATGGAGTGCGTCCGTTGTATCATCTTAGAAACAATTCAGTCGCAAATTATAATCATATTGGTTTTGCTAGCGAATTAAAATGTTTATCTGAGATTGGTCTTTATAACTTTGATATGTATCAATATATGGATAAAATAGAACAATTTGTCCCTGGAACTTACAGCATTTTAAAGTTGATGAACGAGTCTGATGTTAGAAGTAAGGATATTTTTTTGAATGTTGAAGGAGAGAAAGATACAATTATTTGGTCTTATGAAAAAGAATATGTGCCTTATTTTATTCCATCGTTTTATTATCCCATTCCTTCTTGGAGCGATAATTACTTAAATAATCATATTATTAGGAAAAATATTCAAGATTCACTATTGAGTGCTATTGAGAAGCGTTGTTTAAATACTGAAAGACCCATTGCTTGTTTGCTATCTGGTGGGTTAGATAGTAGTCTAGTAGCAGCACTTGTGAATCGCTTTTATAAAATGAATAATTACAATACTGTTTTGGAAACATACAGCATTGGATTGGAGGGTTCGGTTGATTTAAAATATGCGAAAATTGTTGCGGATTACTTAGGGACTAAACATAGTGAAGTGATTGTTACTGAAGACGAAATGTTTAATTCTATTCCTGAGGTAATATATGCTATTGAAAGCTATGATACGACTACCGTTAGAGCAAGCATTGGAAATTATTTGGTTGGAAAGTATATTTCTAAAAACAGTCAAGCGAAGGTAATTTTTAATGGTGATGGTGCTGACGAATTATGTGGAGGTTATTTGTATATGTCTCAATGTCCGGATTGTATTGAATTTGATAAGGAATCAAAGCGTTTATTAAAAGACATTCATACTTTTGATGTTTTGCGCTCTGATAAATCAATTTCTTCGCACGGATTAGAACCACGAACACCATACTTAGATAAGTCATTTGTAAATAATTATTTATCAATTTCGCCTGATGCACGTTTTGAATCAAATAAGAAAATAGAGAAATTTTTAATTAGAGATGCATTTTCGCTTCCTAATTTTATACCATTTTCCAATGATTTAGAGAAGCAAATTTTACCAAATGAAGTATTATGGAGAAAGAAGGAGGCATTTAGTGATGGAGTAAGCGGACACGGTCGCTCGTTGTATCAAATTTTACAGGAAAAAATAGCTGAAAAATTGAATTTGAGTTTAAGTTTACAAAATGACGTACAAAATGACGTACAAAATGACGTAAAATATCAAGCAAATATTGATACTGAGAAGAAGTATTATAGTGATATATTTTCTGCTTATTATCCTAGTTCAATTTGTGAAAAAATTATTCCTTATTATTGGATGCCCAGATATACAAATGCTACCGACCCTAGCGCTCGAACATTAACTCATTATAAGAGTGATACAAATTAGATTAATATAATTTTATTTGTAGTAATTTAATTATAATTTTATTTGTAGTAATTTAATTATGAATATTATATATAATGTCAATTTCTACAATTACACAGCCAGTTACAGAAAATTATATATATCAAACTATGATTACAATTCTATCAAATGATAAATCATTAACTATTAATGGAGTTGAGTCTGACTCTGAGTTTTTTTTAAGATATAGCAATATCATTTACAAGAATTTAAGAAATAACGGATATAAATACGTTTTTGTTTATGACTTTGATTTAGATAGTTTTGTAAGAGGAACACAAACAGATATTGAAAATTGTAAAATAATTTCACACGACCAAATACATATTAATTTTGGCACTAGTTTAACTATGTTTGGTTACAAACAATCCTATTATGAAACAGAATATACACCATTTAAAAATCAACTTCGACAATATAAAGTTTTAAAATCAAGAGATGTTTATAATACAGTTACACCTGGTTATTTATATAATAAACCAAGTTCATCAACAACATATTCACAACAATATGGAACAATTGGTGCAACATTACAAACATATATGGCAACCGTTATTGCTCAGTTACCTGGACTAGTGAAATCATGTCCTTTAGATATGAATGATGTTCAATATCATAAGCCAGTAAGTTATGTAGCAGATTATAACTATGTTGATTTACTAGGACAACAAACAGTAAAAACCGCTACTTTTACAGCAATAAAATATATATCAAATAACGGGACAAAAAGGGTATTGTTTTTTGGAACTGGACTACAAGAATACGTATTATAATAATAGAAATTTATACAATTATAATTTTTATTTATAATTATAATTATATAGTAATATAGTAAATAATAATGTCATTTATTGAAAATATTTTAATTTATCAAGAAAAAATATGGGATTTTGTTTTTTACTTTTCTTATTTTTTATATTTTCTTTTTGTTATTGGTTTTGCAAATAACGCTCCTGAGTATCTTATTCCATTGAATTACTACGTTCAGATATATGTTTCTTTATTTTTACTTATTCGTTTTAATCCATTTAGTAAAGTTAAATTTACAGAATTAGATAAAAAAATTGCCTTTACAGCCGGATTATTTATTGTATCAACAACCATTTTAAATAAATC